ATCTCCGTCCGGCGGCGATCATCGAAACGTTGAATTTGCGTGACGCTATCTATGCAGATACAGCAACCTATGGCCATTTCAGCGGAACACTCTCCCGCTGGGAATGGCTGGACCGTTATAAAGAACTACGGGAGGCGGTAAAAAAATATGCTGATTGAGAAAAAGAATACCACTGAGCTTCTGCCTGCGGATTACAATCCCCGCAAGGATTTAAAGCCCGGCGATCCTGAATATGATAAGCTGAAGCGCTCAATTGAACAGTTCGGATACGTCGAGCCGGTCATCTGGAATAAGGTGACCGGCCGTGTTGTAGGTGGGCATCAACGTTTGAAAGTGCTCATCGATATGGGCATCACCGAGGTCGAGTGTGTGATAGTCGAGCTGCCGGAGGATAAAGAAAAGGCGCTCAACATTGCGCTGAACAAGATTTCCGGCGAATGGGATAAGGATAAACTGGCACTCTTGATTGCTGACCTGCAGGGCACAGACTTCGATGTGTCGCTCACAGGCTTCGACCCCGCTGAGCTGGATGATCTGTTCAAGGATAGTATCAAAGACGGCATCCACGACGATGATTTCGATGTGGATGCGGAACTCAAGGAGCCACCGATCACCAGGCTCGGTGACGTCTGGACGCTTGGACGGCACCGGCTGATCTGCGGTGATAGTACCAAAGTGGACACTTTTGATTTGTTGATGGCCGGAGCTAAAGCTAACCTTGTCATTACCGACCCACCCTATAACGTCAACTACGAAGGCAGTGCCGGAAAAATAAAGAACGATAACATGGAGAACGACGCCTTCTATCACTTCCTACTTGATGCTTTCACAAACACCGAAGCGGTCATGGCGGACGACGCCAGCATCTATGTTTTTCATGCCGACACCGAAGGGCTCAATTTCAGGAGAGCCTTTTCGGATGCCGGTTTTTATTTATCCGGCTGTTGCATCTGGAAGAAGCAGTCGCTGGTGCTCGGCCGCTCCCCATACCAGTGGCAGCACGAGCCTGTGCTCTACGGCTGGAAGAAAACGGGGAAGCACCAGTGGTACACCGGACGCAAGGAAACCACCATCTGGGAGTTCGACAAACCCAAGAAAAACGGCGACCACCCGACCATGAAGCCGATCCCTCTATTGGCGTACCCAATTATGAATAGCAGCATGAGCAACACGATGGTGCTTGACCCCTTTGGAGGCAGCGGTTCCACGTTGATCGCCTGCGAACAGTCCGATCGCTCTTGCTACACCATCGAGCTCGACGAAAAGTTCTGCGACGTTATCGTTAAACGGTATATCGAGCAGGTTGGCTCAGCAAAGAAGGTTTCTGTACAGCGCGATGGCCTGCTCTACTCCTATGCGGAGGTGACCGCCAGTGAGGATAGCCATTCTTAACGTGGAGTTGTCGGACGCAAAGGGCACCGTTGACGAAAAAGGACAGCTTCCTACGGCTCGGTTTGGTACATATATTTCTCGAAAATGACTTGCTATATTATCCTTTTAGAGTGATGTATGTACATACCAAAACGACAGGAGGTTTTGAAAATGGAAATCAACTACAACGTAACCGGACCCGACCGCAAGCGACTGGTACAGGCAATTGCGGAAATTCTCGAAAGCGACGCCAAGTACCTCAGCATTCCGTCCTGTGCTTATCAGGTAGACAACATCACCATCGGCAAGGATGGCACCCTTTCCTTCGATGACCGCGCTGATAGCAACAAGGTTGAGCAGCTCATAGAGCGCCTTTGCAAAATGGGTTTTGAAGCTGAAATCAAGGAAGTCACAGATGGGCTTTGCATTGAGCTTCCGCTCAAAGACACCACCGAGGCGGCGATTGAAAACTTACGCAGGATAGTAGAAAGTAAAGCGACGCTCATCAAAAAGGCGCTCGGCGCGGACAGCTTGGAAATCGAGCTCACCGACGGGCTTATTCGCTTCCCTTGGTTCGACCGCATTCCGGAGCCGGAGGTCATCAACGCGACCACCCACTTACTTGGGCGGATGCTTGCTGCAGCCAAAAGCCAGAAGCGTGTAACTGCCAAGGAAAAGGAAACGGACAATGAGAAGTATGCTTTCCGCTGCTTCCTTCTAAGGCTCGGCTTCATTGGCGATGAATACAAGGAAACGCGTCGGACGCTCCTTCGGAACTTAACCGGCAGCGCCGCTTTTCGCAATGGAGCCAAGAAAGGCTTCAGCGGAGAAGACCTCGACGCCGCCACTGACGACCCCGCAGTAGTAGAAAAGATAAAAGCCCTACTGAATGGAGAGGAGGCGGCTAATGATGAGATTTCCGAGTAAAGAAATCGTGGAGCGCATCCGATGTCAGTTTCCGGTTGGCTGCCGCGTCGAGCTTCTTCGAATGGACGATGTTCAGGCTCCACCCATCGGCACCAAGGGTACTGTAACCGGCGTCGATGATACGGCAAGCATCATGGTGAACTGGGACAACGGCAGCGGATTAAACGTGATCTATGGCGAGGATATTTGCCGGAGGTGCGACGCCGACGACAGCGCCAGCATCAAGAAAATTTAAGGAGGGCGCGACCATGTGGAAAGAAGGAAGCCTGAAAGTTCACGATAGTATTTTTCATTACTTGATGAAGCAATACGACGAAGGTTCACAGTACGGTATCGAGGGCGGCAGAATCAGCAAGCTAATGCTCAAACGTAACGGCGAGGTTGTTTGTAATTACGACAGAGGCTGGGACATCAAGCCCGCCGACCCTGATACGCAGCTTGCCCTTGAGCTTCTGCTGCACAGCGCAAACTTCTAACCAGCACTAATAAAATAGCCGAGGTCAGCCCTACATGGGGCTGTATCTCGTACAGATAGATTTTTACGGACTGCCGATGGCGGTCTTTTATTTTGCCCATGAGGAGGTGGCAGATACGAGAAAACTGAAAAAATACGTACCGACAAGGTTTATGGCTTCCGATTCGTATTACGACAAGTCTGCCGCCGATCGTGCCGTAGCTTTCATTGAGGCTCTCTGCCATACCAAAGGCACGTGGGCTGGTAAGCCTTTTGAGTTAATCGACTGGCAAGAACAAATTATTCGTGACATCTTCGGAACGCTCAAGCCCAACGGTTACCGGCAGTTCAATACCGCTTATGTTGAAATACCGAAGAAGATGGGCAAGAGTGAGCTTGCGGCGGCGATTGCTCTGCTGCTCACCTGTGGAGATTTCGAGGAACGTGCCGAGGTCTATGGCTGTGCCGCTGACCGAAACCAAGCATCTATTGTATTTAACGTGGCGGCGGATATGGTTCGGATGTGTCCGGCACTGGATAAGCGTGTCAAAATTCTTGATGCCACCAAGCGACTCATTTATCAAAAAACGAATAGCATCTACCAAGTGCTGTCTGCCGATGTTGGTAACAAACACGGCTTCAACACCCACGGCGTGGTATTTGATGAGTTGCATACCCAGCCGAACCGCAAACTCTATGATGTCATGACCAAAGGCAGCGGTGATGCGAGAATGCAGCCGCTGTATTTTCTTATCACAACAGCCGGAGACAATCAGAATAGCATCTGCTGGGAGGTGCATCAGAAGGCACTGGATATCATTGACGGCAGAAAACATGACCCCACCTTCTATCCGGTCATATATGGTGCTTCGCAAGAGGATGATTGGACAGATCCGAAGGTATGGAAAAAAGCAAACCCATCCCTCGGCATTACGGTGAGTATGGACAAGGTCAGAGCGGCTTTTGAATCAGCAAGGCAGAATCCCGCCGAGGAGAACAGCTTTCGACAGCTCCGTTTGAACCAGTGGGTCAAGCAGGCTGTACGATGGATGCCAATGGACAAATGGGATGCCTGCGCTTTTACGGTTGATCCGGAAGCCTTACGTGGCCGGGCTTGCTACGGTGGCCTTGACCTTTCCTCTTCCACCGATATTACTGCTTTTGTCCTGGTGTTCCCGCCGCTGGACGAGGATGACAAGTATATCGTGCTTCCGTTTTTCTGGATACCGGAGGAGAACATCGATTTGCGTGTACGTAGAGACCATGTGAATTATGATGTTTGGAAAAAGCAAGGCCAGCTCCAAACCACCGAGGGTAATGTCGTCCATTACGGCTATATCGAAAAGTTCATTGAGCAGCTTGGCGAGAAATTCAATATCCGCGAGATCGCTTTTGACCGTTGGGGCGCTGTGCAGATGGTACAAAACCTTGAGGGTATGGGTTTCACAGTCGTTCCTTTTGGTCAGGGTTTCAAAGATATGAGTCCGCCCACCAAAGAACTGATGAAGCTAACCTTAGAACAGAAACTTGCTCACGGCGGCCACCCGGTTCTGCGCTGGATGATGGACAATATCTATATCCGCACCGATCCAGCGGGCAACATCAAAGCAGACAAAGAGAAATCCACCGAGAAAATCGACGGTGCGGTTGCCACTATTATGGCGCTCGACCGGGCAATACGATGCGGCAATGTTACGAGCGAAAGCGTGTATGACACACGCGGACTGCTCGTTTTTTGATTGGAGGGAAATGCCTATGAACATCTTTCAGGGAATATTCAAAGCACGTGACAAGCCTAAGAACTTAGGCGGTAACAGCTTTTTATGGGGAGGCTCGTCCTCCGGCAAGGTTGTCAATGAAAAAACAGCTATGCAGATGACAGCGGTTTACTCCTGCGTCCGCATATTATCTGAAGCTATCGCGGGCCTGCCGCTGTTTGTATATAAATACGGCGAGGACGGCAGCAAAGACAAATATCTCGACCACCCGCTCTGGCGTGTGCTGCATGATGAGCCAAACCCGGAGATGACATCTTTTGTCTTCAGAGAAACCATGATGAACCACCTTCTGTTGACGGGCAATGCCTACGCACAGATCATACGAAACGCACGCGGCGATGTGGTGGCGCTGTATCCGCTTATGCCTGATCGCATGACCGTGGATCGAGATTCGCAGGGACGGCTTTATTACCGTTATAGAAAAAGCAGCGACGATGCACCGGAGATCGGTAAAAGCAAGCAGAGCGATGTTATCCTCGCACAGAGTGATGTGCTGCACGTTCTCGGTCTGGGCTTTGACGGGCTGGTCGGTTACTCGCCGATTGCAATGGCAAAAAACGCCGTGGGTCTTGCTATCGCCGCCGAGGAATACGGTGCAAAATTCTTTGCAAACGGTGCCGCACCATCTGGCGTCCTCGAACACCCCGGCACCATAAAGGACCCGGAGCGAATAAGGCAAAGCTGGCAGTCTACCTTCGGCGGCAGTACCAACAGCAACAAAATAGCTGTGCTGGAGGAAGGTCTCAAGTATACGCCTATCGCCATATCACCCGAACAGGCGCAGTTCCTTGAGACAAGAAAATTTCAGATCAATGAGATAGCTCGAATTTTCAGGGTTCCACCCCATATGTTGGCGGATCTTGAGAAGTCGAGCTTTTCAAATATTGAGCAGCAGTCGCTTGAGTTTGTAAAATACACGCTTGATCCGTGGGTTATCCGCTGGGAACAGGCGATGAACAAGTCGCTTCTTCTTGAAAGCGAAAAGCGTGATGTGTTTACAAAATTCAATGTGGATGGATTGCTTCGCGGAGATTACGCCAGCCGTATGACAGGCTACGCAACAGCGCGGCAGAATGGCTGGATGTCTGCCAACGATATCAGGCAGCTTGAAAATCTCGACCGGATACCGGCGGAACTCGGCGGCGACCTTTACCTTATCAACGGAGCAATGACCAAATTGCAGGACGCAGGTGTGTTCGCAAATACAACTTCAAAAGAAACGGAGGAAACCTCAGATGGACAAAGCAATACGGGCAGCAAACCCAAACAAGTCCCTCGGCAAAGTAAGCAATAAACACTTCTGGAACTGGGTCAAAGACGAGGAATTAGGCGTCAGGACCCTTTATCTTGACGGAACCATTGCGGACGAAAGCTGGTGGGACGACGAAATTACCCCTCGGATGTTCAAAGATGAGCTGTTTTCCGGCAACGGAGACATCGTCGTGTGGATCAATTCTCCAGGTGGTGACTGTGTGGCAGCTTCACAGATTTACGCCATGCTCATGGACTACACAGGCAATGTCACCGTGAAAATTGATGGCTTGGCAGCAAGCGCAGCTTCAGTAATTGCTATGGCTGGAACCGAGGTGCTCATGGCTCCAACAGCGCTACTGATGATTCATAATCCTATGTCAATCGCAATCGGCGATACCGAAGAAATGCAGAAGGCCATTGCCATGCTGGACGAAGTCAAGGAATCAATCATCAACGCCTATGAAATCAAGACCGGGCAGTCGCGAGCGAAAATCTCGCATCTCATGGACGGTGAAACCTGGATGAATGCGAACAAGGCTATCGAGCTGGGCTTTGCCGACGGCATCTTGGAAGACGCAAAGCGCGCTCATACCGACGATGTGGTCTTTGCCTTCAGCCGAAGGGCGGTTACCAATTCCCTTATGAACAAGCTCATCTCGAAACCCGCTCCGAAGGCGGAGCAAAAGAAGCCGGATTCGCCGACTGGCGTTTCCATCGAAGCGGCTATGCAGAAACTGCAGGCCCGTAAATACATTTAACGGAGGTATTTAGTTATGAAAAAGGTACTCGAAATGCGTGAAAAACGCGCAAAGGCATGGGATGCTGCAAAGGCGTTCCTCGACACTCGTGCGAAGGACGGCGTCCTTTCTGCCGAAGACAACGCAATCTATGACAAGATGCTTGCTGACGTGGATGCAATGGCCCACCAAATTGCCATTGAGGAAGACCGCGTGGCCAGAGATGCTGCAATGGCACAGCCGACCAGTTCACCCCTCACGGCAAAACCTAACGCACAGAACGGCAAGCCCGTCACTCCCAGAGCGACAGCCGAATACCGCGAGGATTTTCTGAACCTCGTGCGCGGCAAACGTCCGATTCACAATGTCATGGAGGAAGGCACTTCTTCCACCGGCGGTTATCTGGTTCCTGTGGAGTTCGATGAAACCCTTGTTCAGCAGTTGGCGAAGGAGAATGTGATCCGTTCTCTGGCAAAGATCATCACCACCGCTGCGCCGCACAGGATTAACGTCGCATTGACGGATGTATCCGCCGACTGGGTGGCTGAAAGCGGTGTATTTACGCCCAGTACTCCCACCTTCAATCAGCTTTCCCTTGATGCTTTCACCCTCCGCGCAGCGGCACTGGTTTCGGAGGAACTGCTTCAGGATTCCATGTTCGACCTTGAAGCCTATCTCATCGATAACTTCGCCCGCGCTTTTGCGGCAAAAGAAGAACAGGCTTTTTGCATCGGAACCGGCAGTGGCCAGCCTACTGGTATCTTCACCGCGAACGGAGGCGATGTTGGTGTGACAACCGCCAGCGCAACCGACATCAAGGCAGATGAAATCATCGACCTGACCTATTCGCTCAAGGACGGCTACAAGAAAAATGCGGTCTTTATCCTGAACAGCGCAACCCTCGCAAGTATCCGCAAACTGAAGGACGGCAACGGCGCATATATGTGGCAGCCGTCGCTGCAGGCTGATCAGCCCGACCGTCTGCTTGGGTTCCCTGTATATGTCTCCCAGTATGCCCCGACTGTCGAGGCAAGCGCATACACTGTCGCTTTCGGTGATTTCCAGAACTACTGGATCGCAGACCGCAGCGGCAGAACCGTGCGTCGCGCGGACGAGCTCCATATTGCCAACCTGCAGACCGGCTTCTACGCCTTCCAGCGTGTGGACGGGAAGACCGTTCTACCCGAAGGTATCAAGCTGCTCAAGCAGCACGCATAAAAGGAGGATGCTGCTATGTCATATAACGCAAAGAACTATACCGAGCAAGGTGGCGAAAAAACCGTCATTGGCGGTAGGCTGGAAATTAAGGAGGAAGCCTCGGTAACGGGGCTTCCTTCTGCAATGAACCAAGCAACCAGCACAGCTACTACCGTAGCCGGAGTCAAGGACGATTTTAACGCTCTACTGCTCAAGCTAAAAGATTCCGGGCTTATGACTCCAGATACATGGAATGTATCGGTCTCTAAAATACCCACACCCAGTGGTGAGGATTTAATCGCCAACCAAAGCAAGGTTACAGCAATTACCATTGAGGACGGTGTTATTACCGTTACCGCTCCTGTATCGGAACTGATTGCTTTTCCAAGCTCCAATCCTGCACAGGGTACGCACAAGTGGATCGGCATGGCTATCACCACAGGACTGCCGGATATTACTGCAGTCAAGTACAACGGCTCTCAACTTACAGCCGCTGATGCTACCGAAGCTGCTGCTGTAGGTGGTTCAGCTGGAGATATTGTCATGTGGCTCAAATGCGATGAAATCGTTAATACGCCAAAGACTTTCACCCTATGGGCTTCCGGCTATCCCAAAGCAACCTTCACTGTCGAAATCACTGAACCGGAAGAGGATTAAGGAAAGGACGGTGGCGGTATGACACTTCTTGAAAAAGTAAAGGCAAACCTCATCCTTGAACACACAGTGGACGACGAGTTACTGCAGTTGTACATCACCGCCGCTGTAAAGTATGCCGAGAGTTATCAGCATCTCATAGAAAACTACTACACCGATCATCAAATGCCGTCTACAACAGAGCAGGCCGTTGTCATGCTGTCATCCCACTTCTATGAATCCAGGGATGGCAGCACGGGCGGCTTTTTTGCCGACAATGTTCAGGCGGGACAGCAAGTGTGGGACACGGTCAATTTGCTTCTGCGGCTCGACCGGGATTGGAAGGTGTAAACATGAGTTATGGAAAAATGAACACCTTCATCGACATCGTCCAGAAAGTGACCACGAAAGATGCAGAAGGTTTCCGAACTGAGGTTGACAATATTGTCGCTTCGGTCAGAGCTTACCGGGAGGGTCGGCACGGCAATGAGAAATGGGCAAACCGCGCTCAATTCTCCGAAGCCACCGACCTTTTCCGTTTTCGCTGTATTCCCGGCGTTACGGTTACAACCGCGATGTTCGTGATAAACGACAGTGGACACTTTGAAATCGTTTCGGTTGAGGATGTGAAAGGTCGCGGGATGTACATTGAAGTGCTCGCCAAGGAGGTGAAGCCGAGTGGCTAAAGTGGATGTGAAAATGCCGGAGGAGTTTCTCCTGAAGCTTTCACGGCTCGGAGAAAAAACGGATGAAATTATCCCCAAGGTGCTGGAGGCTGGCGGCGA